GACATGGTGTACATGTTCGTCCATAATTAGATAATTCTCCATTAAATATTTCAATTTTTTCAGTAGTACAAGGTTTACCGTTTCCAGGTGTTGTTGTACAATTATTTACACATGCTGATTGGTGAGAACCTTGACATTTGCAGAAATTTTGGATACATACGGCAACTGGAGAAGAAGAAGGTGGAGAAGAAGAAGGTGGAGAAGAAGAAGGATTTTGAGTAGGATAGTTAATAGGAACAGTACCAACATTTTTAACACCTGTGATTACGGTTTGAAACCCCTCATTTACATGACGGGTTAGAAAGAACAATGCCAAAAGAAGAATTACCCCTCCCCCCACAACCCAAAGTGCTACATTCTTATTCGCTCTCTTCATCTTTATATTATTTTGCGAGAAAAAATATAAAATTCTAAATATAAAATTCTATAAAACATGCCTACACATACATTCCCTTGAGCGCCATATTATCATTTCTTTCCGTTACAATCAACTTGTCCACAATCGCCTTTGAAACAGTAAATGGAAATTCTACCGCAAGAGACATGTCTTCTTCAAACAAGTTCATACCCGGCTTCATCAGCCGATACAAGTTCAACTTGGTGTAAATAATCTCCAAACAGCGCTTCAAGTTTCTCACACCCTCTTCACCACTGCAATGCGTCTCCATAATATAGTGCAAGACCTCATCCGGAATAATAATATCCGAGTCGGTGAACTTTACCTGCTCCCGAATTTTCGGCAACAAATACTTGTTGGAAATGACCGTCTTTTGCTTCTTGTCGTAGCCCTTTGTGCAAATCCGGTACATGCGATCACGCAAAATGGGATTCACCTTTTTCTCGTCATTATAACTGAAGATGAACAAACACTTGCTCAAATCAAAATCCACTTCCGCGAAATACTTGTCGTGAAACTGGCTATTCTGTGTCGTGTCCGTCAAGTGCGTCAGAATACCCGCAATCTCCTCGCCCTTTGGTGTATCGCTAATCTTGTCCAACTCATCAAAATAGATGACCGGATTCATGCACTTGCTATCAATCAGAATTTGCACGATTTTACCCCACGTACTTCCTTCGTATGTGTAGGAGTGCCCCTCCAAGAAACTACTATCCGTCGCACCTCCGAGCGCGATAAAGGCGAATGGGCGATTCAAGATTTTGCTGATTCCCTCCTTGACCAAGGTCGTCTTGCCCGTACCCATGGATCCGTGAATCGCAATCGCTGTTCCAATCGCAGTAGGATTCGTTACGAGTTGTCCGAGCATTTGCATGATTTGCATTTTGGCATCGTTCAAGCCGTATACCGCGTCATTCAGCGTTTCTTTCGCCTTTGCCATGAATTCGTGGCAGGTTTCAATACCGTCGTCAATATTCACGGGCAGATTCTGGTATTTGCCGAAAGGAATGCGCATAAAGGTGTCAACCCAATTCTTGATTTTATAGTATTCGCCGCTACCGGGCTCCATATAACGCAGGGTGTTGATTTTCTTCATGGCCGCGCCCTTGAACAAGACGGGCATGTCGGCGTCTAGGAGCGTCATCCTATAGGGCTTCTCCACACGGGTAATCTTGTTGATTTCGCGGAGTTCCTTGATAATCTTCTTCTGCTCTTCCACGCCAATATTCTTGAAAAACTCAAAATCATTCAAGGTGTTCTTATCACGGACGATTTTCTTGAAAATGCGGCTGTTTTTCTCTTGCTGCTTCTTCGTCTTTCTCTCACGCTTCTCCTTTGTTTTCTGCATGGAAGACTCGCAGATTTTCAGACATTCCGACGCAAGAGGATTAGACTGATGCTTTTCTTGTAGTTCTTTCAGCTGAAGAAGGAATTCGTCGTTATCATTTAATGTGGGTGTTTGTTTTGTAGGCATTGTTTCGGCTGGTGCCTTTTTTTCAGTAGATGCTTTGCTGGTTTCCGTATTCTTCTTATTTTTATTTTTTCTTGATACAAGCTTTTCATCTCTTTCGCTATTTTCTTCTTCTTCCTCTTCGTCTTCTTCTTCTTCATCGCTATCTGAAACTGAAACATCTTCATCTTCCGTATCTTCATTTGCATACATATCGTCTTCATCATCTGTTTCCCATTCATCTTCATCTTCATCCGCTCCACCGATTGTAAATATAATATTAAACTTGCTGGATCCGTCTCTTTCATATACATCCTCATCATCCTCATCATCCTCAACATCGTCTTCTTCGTCGTCTTCTTCGTCTTCTTCGTCTTCATCGTCTTCTTCAGATTCTTCCTTTTTTTTAGACGGTTTAGACTTTTTCTCCTTCTTTACATTCTTTGCACCTGACTTGTATTCCTTCTTTGACTTGGGCTGTTTCTTTGACCGACTTCTAGTATTATACACTACTTTTTGGGAGACTTCCTCATCTTCCTCATCTTCCTCATCTTCGGCTTCCTCTTCCTTAAAAACTTTTTTCAATCTCTTACCAGCATTTACTTGTTTGTCCATGTACTTGGAAGGAAACATCTTTTTGAGAAATTTTTTATACTCCAGTTCATCCATAATATCTTCTTCATCCTCCTCGTCATCTTCATCATCGGATTCAAGAATAATGTAATCTTCGTCGTCCGAACTCTCATCCTTCTTCTTTTTACGTGACGCTTCTTCCTTTCTTTTATTTTGTCTCTTTTTATTTGTGGAAGGGGTTGATTTTGCGTCGCGCGGCATGTCTTTGATATATACTCTGCACTTTTTTAATTCTTAATTTTCGGAATCAATTTTTATGAGAATGTTAAAATAAAAATTGAACAAAAACAATCTAAATAGTATATACGTAATATAGGAAAGATGTCTAAAACAGAGAACTGTTCAAAGATCATCGGGATTCAGTTTAGCATTCTGTCTCCCGATGAGATTCGTAAGGGATCTGTTGCTGAAATTACCAGCAAGGAGACATACTTTAATAATAAACCCGTTATAGGGGGATTGTTTGACCCGCGTATGGGGGTGTTGGAACCCGGTCTAATCTGTCCTACGGATGGTCTAGACTATATGAAAACACCCGGATATTTTGGTCATATTGAGCTGGCGCGTCCAGTATTTTATATTCAATACTTGAGTACTACATTGAAAATATTGCGTTGTGTCTGTTTCAAGTGCAGCAAGTTGCTTATTAGCAAGGAAAAATACAAGCAGGCGCTGAAGCTCGTGGGCGACGCGAGATGGAAGTATGTGTTTTCCCTGGCGAGTGATGTGAAGCGTTGTGGAGAGGATACCGAGGATGGATGCGGTTGTTTGCAGCCCAAGAAGATCCAAAAGGAGGGACTCGCCACGATCATGGCGCACTGGGACGGTGGAAAGGATGAGGAAAATATTGTAATCAAGTTGACACCGGAGATGGTTCTGAAGATATTTAAGCGTATTTCGGATGAGGATGTGAGCTTCATGGGGTTCAGTCCGATTTGGTCGCGTCCCGATTGGATGATTTGTCAAGTCATGGCTGTGCCGCCTCCCGCTGTTCGCCCCTCGGTGAAGCATGATGCCCAGCAGCGCAGTGAAGATGATTTGAGTCATATTTTGGTAAATATTATCAAAACGAACAAGACGCTGCAGGAAAAGATGCAGAATAATGCTCCGGCGAATGTGATTGATGATTGGACGACGGTGTTGCAGTATTATGTGGCGACGCAAGTGGATAATAAAATTCCGGGTGTGGCGTCGGTTGCACAGCGTTCAGGACGGCCATTGAAATCCATCAAGGATCGGTTGAACGGAAAGAGTGGTCGTATGAGGGCGAATCTGATGGCGAAGCGCGTGGACTTTAGTGCCCGTTCCGTCATTACGGCTGACCCGAATATTTCCATTCGCGAGCTCGGAATTCCGATGAAGATTGCCAAGAATATTACAAAACCGGTTCTAGTAAATAAAATAAATCGTGCATTCTTGCACAAGTTGGTTCTGAATGGTCCGGATGTGCACCCGGGTGCGAAAATTCTGGAGAAGAAGAATGGCGAGTCTATCACCTTGCGGTATGTAGATCGGAATTCCATTATTCTGGAGGATGGGGACATTGTTCATCGTCATATGATGGATGGTGATCCGATTCTCTTTAACCGTCAACCGACTTTGCACAGGATGAGTATGATGTGTCATATCGCGCGCATTATGCAGCGGGGTGATACTTTTAGAATGAATGTAGCGGACACTAAACCGTACAATGCCGATCGACTATGATGTCGCGATCAAGGTCGGCAACAGGAGGCGTGAAAAGCGTGAATCCTCCTAGTAGCAGGAAACCATATTAGGTACTGCTGCGAGACACCTTGTTGCTGGAACTCCCTTTAGAGCCTTTACTACCACCCCAATATGGAAACATTGCGGGGGAACTCGGTTAATAGCCGAACCCAATGGTAATAATGTAAAGGATTGGGAAATCAGCAGTGTTACTTCCTAAAGTCGTTATGACAAGACTATGGAAGGCATTCAGAGACTGAACGGGTGTCGGTCTATAATGATGGGTTAGTCACCCTGAATGGGCTTAAGATACAGTCCGCCCCATTGGGAAACCTTTGGGAATCAGCGTTTGATGGAGATAAATTCCTCTTGTCTCCAACAGGGAGCGTTAAAAGCGTGTTACTCCCTAGTCAACTTAATTAAATAATCAATAAAGTAGCTTAAAAAGAAAATCTTAATAAAGATTATATGGAACTATCAAAACGCCAACAACTATCAAACGTCATAATAGACGACCCGTCCCAAAGATACTGCGAGATATATAAAATAAAAAACCTGACAACAGGTAAATGTTATATAGGACAAGCAGTTTCACACATATTAAATCATAATAGGTACAGACCTTACGGACACGAAGGAAGATTCAGATGTCATATTTCAGAAGCATTTTCAAAAAAAAAGAATCAATGTCATTATCTTAACAACTCTATACGAAAATATGGAGTTGGAGATTTTGTTGTTGAACTTCTTGAATATTGTGAAGTGAATGAAGCAAATGACAGAGAAATACATTTTATCAAACAATTTGACAGTTTATTTCCAAATGGATATAATCTGAAAAATGGTGGAAGTGTATTTACTCACACTGATGAAAGTAAAAAACGTGTTTCTACAGGTGTAGCTAAATATTATGAGGATCAAAAGTATGAAC